GTTGTAATAGACTTAATTGAAGACAGATTTTACACTTTAAAAGGTTACACAGACGACACTAAGCAAGAGTTGGTAATATATGAGAGAATCTTTTGCACTAATCAATCAAAATACACCATAAATAAAGGTAGTTATAAGGAAAATGCTACAAGCAACGAATACGTAATAATTGAATAGTATGAATGAGGATAAAAATAACTTTATAATTGAGTTATCACAATACACTTCGCCTACAATTACAGAAGTAAAGAATAAGAATTTTGTAGAATATGGAGCAGATAATAACTATTTTAAGTATTTAATTGATAGGTATGTTGGGTCAACAACTAACAACGCTATAATTAACGGAATAGTTAAGCAAATTTATGGTAAAGGACTTGACGCAACCGATAGTGCTAAAAAACCAATGCAATATGCAGCTTTAAAATCAATACTATCCAAAAAAGACTTAAAAAGAGTTGTCGCTGATAGGAAAATAATGGGTATGGCTGCTTTACAAGTATCTTACAAGGGTAATAAGGTTGCTAAAATAACTCATATACCAATGCAAACGCTTAGACCAACGCTTGCAGATGATAATGGGGTTGTGCAGTCTTGGTTGTACCATCCTAATTGGGCGGAAGCAAGACCAAGTGATAAGAAAACAGAAATACCTGTTTTTGGAACAACAACAAAAGGAAACGAGGTTTATATTGTTAGAGAATATGTTGCCGGATATGATTATTTCAGTCCTGTTGATTATGTCGGCTCATTACCTTATGCAGTTTTAGAAGAAGAAATTGCTGATTATCTGATTAACGATGCTTTAAACCATTTTAGCGGAACTAAGGTTGTTAATTTTAATGATGGAATCCCTAATGATAAGAGTAAAAGGGAAGCTATAAAGAACGGTATTGTATCTAATTTAACAGGGTCAAGAGGTCAAAAAGTTATTGTAAGTTTTAACAATTCAGCAGAAAGTAAAACAACCGTTGATGATATACCTTTAACAGATGCAGCGGCGCACTATCAATATTTGTCTGAGGAGTGTCAAAACAAGCTTAAAATAGGACACCGAGTAATAAGTGGTAAATTAATTGGTATTGAAACAGGTAACAGTGGCTTAGGTAATAACGCTGACGAGATTAAGACAGCTCAATTGATGTTTTCAAACATAACTATTAAATCGTTTCAAGAAGAGTTGACAGATGCTATTGAAGATATATTAGCAGTTAATGGGATTAGCTTAAACCTTTATTTTAAAACGTTAGACCCACTTGAATTTACTGATATTGATGTTATCCTTGACGGTGAAGAGAAAGAGGAAGAAACAGGTATTAAAATGTATAAAGAATCAATTGAAGATGACTTAACTGATGAATTAATTAGTAAGTGTGACGATGATTTGGACGGTTGGGAATTAGTAAGTGAAGAAGATGTTGACTATGATTTGGAAAATGAATACGATGAAATTGTATCACAGATTGAAGCTGATGAGAACGCATTTTTAAAATCTTTAGATAATGAGGTTAAGTTATCAATGCTGGATAAGGTTATTAACTTCGTTTCAACAGGTAGAGCAGTTCCAAATGCTAAGTCAAGTCAAGACAAGGAAGTTAGGGGTGTTAAATACAAAGTGAGATACAAATACGTAGGTAATCCAACGCCTGAGAGATCCTTTTGTAAGAAAATGATGAATGCTAATAAACTGTATCGCAAAGAAGATATAATTGCAATGGGCAATAAGGCAGTAAACAAAGGTTTAGGTAAGGGAGGTGCTGATACTTATTCTATTTGGTTATACAAAGGAGGTGCTCAATGTAAGCATAAGTGGAGAAGGGTTACTTTTAGAAGTGAAACAGGTATTGATGTTAAAAGTCCATTAGCTCCTAAAATTTCAACAGGAAAAGCAAGAAAACAAGGATTTAACCCTGTAAATGAAAAAGAAGTAAGTATGACACCTAACGATATGCCAAATAAAGGTTATGTAAATAAGAGATAATATGAAAGCTATAATGATTACGATGAAGGATTTAAAATCGCACACTATCTACGACGGTAGTGTTGATGATGATAAATTAATCCAATGGGCAAATGTAGCTCAAGATATTGAAATACAAAGCTTGTTAGGTACAAGATTGTACAAGAGAATATTAAACGATATAATTGATAACACTTTAACCACGCCTTACAAAGAATTGGTGGAGGAATATATTAAACCTGCTCTAATACATTGGTCGGCAGTACACAGCTTGCCATTCTTAGCGTACACTGTTGCTAATGGTGGTATATACAAGCATCAATCAGAAACAAGTGAAAGTGTTGATAAAAAGGAGGTAGATTTCTTAATTGAAAAGGAGCGTACTATTGCACAGCATTACAGCAACTTACTTGTTGATTATTTGTGTTATAATAATAGGGATTTTCCCGAATATTTAACCAATATTAATGAGGAAATTAAACCCGATAGAGAAGAAAATAATTTTGGAGGATGGCAACTATAAAGAAGAATAAATATTACAAGCCTAAACAGATTAATGTAAAGAAATTACAAATATTTTTAAGTAAACAAAAGAAAGATGAAAACTAAACCAAAATTAGCAATATTACCGGGCGGTTGGAATACGTCGTACTTATATCCAATCATACCAACAGGTTCAAGAATGTATTTTAATAGACCAGCAACTGCAACTAAAATAAATAAAGACGGAATAATTGTACCCGCTTTATTTGACCATCCAAGAATTAATTGGGCAACTAAAGATTGTCCCACGATATTATTCGAATCAGAATCAACTAATGAAATGACTTATTCTAATGATTTTACTTATTGGTTAAAAAATAATTTTGGGGGGGGTGTTGTCCCAGTAGTAACTCCTAATTACGCGGTTAGTCCTGAGGGAAAGATGAACGCTACAAGGGCTCAAATAGACACAAACAATACTGTCGGTGCGTTTAGTACACTAACAAGAGTTTTTGAGAATAATACTATTAGAACATTGACTTGCTCTATATGGTTAAAAAGCAATACTGAGGAGTCTTACGATATTAGGCAAACTTTTGCGGGAAATGTATTTTCCGCTAATGTAGGCAAGGAGTGGGAGAGGTTTAGTTGGACTGTAAATGACACGCCGACTGGAAGTCAAACAATAGGTGTTGGAATTGGTCAATTAGATTCTACGCCAATGGTGGCTGATGTATTGTATTACGGTTTTCAAATTGAAGAACAAGTAGCGCCTACAAGTTACATCCCTACACTTAGTACTACTATCACAAGAAGTAGGGATCTTGCTGAAACATCCTTATTAGCTTTTGAGGGTGATGAGGGAACTTTTTATGGAGAGATTGATACAAGGGAGTTAAGCAATGATAAGGATGATGGTTTTATACAACTGAAGTCAGCAAATTATTCAATATTGGTTCGGATTTTTTTTAGATCGTTTAGTGGTACTAAAGAAAGTGGTGTTACATTAACTAATGGCACTTCAATAAGTGATATTATAGATTCAAATATTAAAAAAGTTGCAGTAAGGTGGAAAGACGGTGTTTTTCAATCTTCAATTAACGGTATAATTGGAGAGTTGGGAACTGATAATACTCCAGTAAGAGTTTTAACTATCGACGGTCGTTCGGTTAACGGTAGTTATGGTATCAAGAAAGTTTTAACCTATTCAACAAGATTGGATGATAATGAATTTAAAGAGTTAACAAAATAATGGATAAGTTAAAAGAATTAATAAATATTTTTACAAAGATACCTAAAGATAAATTAGCACACTTCTTCGGTGGGAGTGTGCTATTTACAATTTCAATGCTGTTTTTTACAGATTTACAAAGTACTGTTATTACTGTATTAATAGCAGCAGCAAAGGAAGTTATCTGGGACGGATTAATGAGAAAAGGAACAGTCGATTTTAAAGATTTCGTGTTTAGTGTTATGCCTGTTATTTTTTACTTTATTCAGTAATGGGGGCAAGTGATATAATTCAGTCAGTCGCCACTCTCTTGGGTGGTGGCTTGATAGCTACTCTTATAAACTACAAAACTAATAAGAGCAAGCAAAGTAGTACAGATTTTAAGTTAGTTATAGATGACCGCAAGGATTTTGCTAAAGACTTATTAGAGCGTATGGCTGCTATGGAAAAGATAATTGAAGAGCTAAGAGAAGATAAGCAAAGACAGGCGGCGGAAATTCATGGATTGAGAATGCAGATACTTATGGTGGAGGGGTCGCACACAGACGTTCCTTTGCCAATTTGGTTAAAGGATACAGAAGGTAAGGTGTTATTTCTAAATGATTATTATGAGGATTTATTTTTAAAGCCAAGGGGTTATAATATGCACGACTACCTTGGTAAGACTGATTATAACGTGTGGTCAAAGGATGTTGCCGACTCTTTTAGATTAAATGATGATTTAATTGTAACTAATAGGATTTCAAGTAGATACTTAGAAGAAATAGATTTAGCAAATGGAAAATTATTTATAGAGGTTTTAAAATTTCCGAGGTTTTATAGAAATGAAATTATTGGAGTAGGAGGAATAGTATTAAACACAGCAAAAACAAGGGAGGAACTATGCAAATAACAAAGGATTTTAATGTTTCAGAATTTGAGTGCAGATGCAGAAATTGTGAGATTGGAAATATAGACAATATTAAAAAGCTTGCTAAGGAATTACAGATTATTAGAGATTATTTTGGTAAACCAATCAAAATAAATAGCGGTTATCGCTGTGAAACCCACAACAAAGCTATTGGTGGAGTTGCTAACAGTCATCACACGCTTTCTAAAGCGGCAGATATAGCAATTAAAGGGATAACACCAAAAGAGATTGCAAATACCTTAGAGGAGCTTATTTCAAGTGGACAGCTAAGAATTGGAGCGATAGGAATTTACAATACGTTTGTTCACGTAGATATTCGAACAACCATCGCCAGATGGGATAACAGAAGCAGATAATTAAAGATATTTGTAATGAAGCAGATAATTAAAGATATACGTAATGAAGCAGATAATTATATTAGTACTACTATTAAGCTCTTGTACCTCCTCTAAGAAGGTAATAAAAGAAACTAATAAAGTGAACAGGGAAACTGTCGAAGTAGCTTTAAAAGACGTTAAAACAACATCTAATGAGTTGCTAATTGAAAACTTAACATCTACATCAATTAAAATAATACCAATTGATAATAAACCTCTTATAATAATAGACAAGAAGGGTAATAAGACGATTTTAAGTAACGCAAAAGAAATTGTGGTATCAACATATAAAAAGGAAAAGAAAGTAGTTAAAAAGGTTGATAGTGTTGTAAAGGGATTTATTAAGAAGGATATTAATGAGAAGATAGTTGATAAAAAGGTAAATAAAGATGTAAAGAGAACAAATTATACTTTATTATATATATTATTGATTATCTTAGCTTTGTATTTAATTAAAAGAAAAATAAATGGCATATTATAAAATAAAGTTAAGCGGAATTTATAAGATTACGCATAATTCGGGATACTATTACATAGGAATGAGTGTTGACGTGTTTAGTCGGTGGCAATCTCATTACAGTAATTTTAAACTAAATAACCACAGTTCGACAGCTTTTATGCGCTTATGGAACGACACGGATCCAAGTGAATGGACTTTTGAAATAGTTGAATTATTATCAAAAACTAAAACAAGAGGAGAAACTAAATTAAAGGGAAAAAAGTTTGAGGGAGCGTTTAGAAAATTACTATTAACGATGGAAAAAGACGTTATGGGAAAATTGGATGTTAAGTTTGCTTTGAATAAAAATAATAAGCATTTTAAGCATTAAAAAAGGTTACATATTTGTGCCGAGAATTTTTTTGGGAAGAAAAATGTAACCAAGAAAGTCAGTCACAGCAAGAGATACAGAGGGGGTCGTTCATATATATATATAGAAGCGACTCTTTTGTTTTTTACATAAACATTAAAGCAATATAATTATGAACAGAATGGAACATTTAAGAGAGTTGGAAGTAAAGATAATTAAAACAGAGATTAACAGGTTAAAGAGCGAGAATGTTTATAATAAAGCTAAGCTAAAACAATCTAAATCGTTAAATAAGCGTTTATTTGCTGTTATTGTGTTTTTATTAATATTTATTTTAATATTTATTTATGTGACAATCAGCTAATTATAAAAAACTTTTGAAAATAAACTAAAAAAAGTATCTATATATGCTTAATTGGTTGTATATTTGCATCAACAATAACAAACAAAACAAAATATTATGCAAACTACAATAAATTACAGAGGTGTTGATTTCGATATTGAATTTGACTTCCAACCATACGAAGAACCTGTTAGATATTATTCGGATGGCTCGGGTTACCCGGGGGCTCCCTCTTATATTGAATATATACACGAAATAAAACACAAAGGAACTTGTTTTTTTGAATTTCTTGAAGATGATATTGATGAGGTAAAAGATTTGATATTAGAAACTTTAAATGATTAGTTATGTGTTTAAAGAATAAAGACTTAGATAACAAGATTGAAGCATCTAAATTAATAATCAAGCTAATAAATGAAGAGTTAAGTGTTGACTTGACAATACCTACAAGAAAGCGACAGGTTGTTGTGGCAAGGCAGATTGCTATGTATTTTATATATAGAAACTTAAATATATCGATGCAAGATGTAGGTACTATTTTTATTAATAAAAAAGGAGAGCCATACGGACACGCCACTGTACTTCACGCAATTAAGCAAATAGAGGGTTTGTCAAAGTTTGACAGAGGTGTAAAAAACACAATTCTTAAACTTAAAGATAGGGTTTTGGATATAGCTAAACAAGAGATAAAAGATATCGAACAAATAAACTTATTAAATACTCTTAGAATTAAGTTAAAAAATCTTAGCTTTGATGAGTTAAAACAATTAAATAACCAATTAAATTAAGTATTATGAAAAAAATTAAAATATTATTATTAATAACTATTCTTACTATTACTTCATGTGAGGATACTGCTGAAACAGTTGGTTGTGGGTGTGAACAAATTACAACATTAACTGATAAACCTTTTTTAGATTTAACAAGTGAAGATGTTATATATCGACTATATATTATACCAACAGAATTTTGTGAAGAAGAAATACTTTACACAGACATAACACTTTACGAAGATAAGTTATATAATAAAACTGTTTATATAGAGTGCGGAACTTTTTACAATTCAATAATCAATTAAATATAAATATAAATATGGAAGTACAAGGAACAATTAAGAGAATCGGAGAAACTGCAACTTTTGGAGCGAGTGGTTTTAGAAAAAGAGAATTAGTAATAACAACAGGAGAGCAATATCCTCAGGACTTATCAATTGAGTTTGTCCAAGACAAATGCGACTTGCTAAATGAGTTCAGCGTTGGAGATGGTATTGAAGTTGGTATAAATCTTAGGGGGCGTGAATGGATTAATCCAGAAGGAGTCGCTAAGTACTTTAACTCAATTCAAGGCTGGAGAGTTGCAAAAGGAGTTGGTGAAATTCCTGCAATAGGAGAAGTGGTAACAGAAAAAGAGGATTTACCGTTTTAAAAATTACTAATTGAGGGGTTAGTGGTTAGAGTGCTGCATAAGTTCACTTGCTCAATATTACGTTATTAAGTTTGCGGCGATAACGTTATTAAAAAAATATAAAATGAATATAAAAGAGTTAAAAAAAGATTTAGACTTGAACAATAAAGACATAGCGGGCTTTTTTGGATTAAACAAATCATCATTTGCAAACAGTAGTGCAAAAAAAAGATATGAGGATTGTTTGTGTAAGTTTTACAGTCATATAAAAAAAAATAAATAAAAACATCTATATATGCTTAATTAGTTATATATTCGCATCAACAAAAACAAACAAAATGATAAAAACAGAAAACAACTATTCAACAAAAGAATTATTTAAAAAGATAAACGAATCTAACGAGAGCAGACACTTTGAACTTATCTCTTCATCAATATTATTATCGCAAGTTCTTTTACACTATCAAGAGGAGCTTAAGAACATGAATAGTCCGTACTATAAGCACGAGATAAAAAAGTACAGTAAACTATTACAAAAGGAGCTATTAAAAGCAGAAGAAAAGGAGTTCGACAAGGTTTTTGATTCAGATAGCGAGGTTACGCATCAAGTTCTTAGTAACTTAATGGAGGGGATCGATTTTATCTCAAAAAATGGTTTTTCAAATATGATGTTTCTTATTAAGTGCGAAATTGTTTTTAAGCAAGATTCGAACAGAATAGAAAAGTTTGTAGACAAACTATTAAAAGAATATAATTTAACTAACAATTAATATTATGATTTGCATACAATCAGCATACGTGCCGGAAAAAAGGAAGACAAAATTCCAATCACAATGGAAAGCGTATTTAGAGGCAAAGATAAAAGAGAGTAAGGGGTATAATAGACAAAACAAAAACAAAAAAATTATGGCGGCAGTTTACAAAGTAGAAATCGTATCACATTGGATTAACTACACACCTAAAGACTTAGAAGAAATTATTAAAAAAGCACTAAACAAAGAAGTTAGAAATGTAGTTTGTGTAGAAGTAGAAAGAAATTGATGAAATGTAGCTTGTTGTAGTTAACGAATTAGAATATGAATAGTAAAATTACGATTATGATAATAGAACCACCGAAAACAGTATTAGACTTTAAAAGAATTGAGAAATCAATTTTAGAAATGATGGCAAACCCTTATTGTGATATACCAATGTTTGAGTCTTTAGAGGAAAAACTAAAAAAGTGTAGAGCTAAAATTGAGGAATTAGTAGCAGAACGTAAGTAATTTTATTATTTATATTCTGTGTTGTATGTCTTTTTTAATTGTTTACAACGAGATAGTATAAGAATAGTAGCCGTAAACAAGCACAAAATTTGAGTTAAATAAATAATTAATAAGTGAGTAATAGCCACTAATAAGACACTACAACAGGCTATTATTTTTATATATTGTTGTGGTGCGTTTTTTTATGAAAGACGAAATAATTAAAAACCTTAAAAGACAAGTAAAAGCCTTAGAGGCTAAGATAGAAAGTAGTGAGATAAACCAAAAGTATTTAGACGCTGATAGAAAAAGAAGCCATTGGCACGAAGAATATAGGAAAATTGAAGCTAAGTATAATAAACTAAAGAAAAAATGCAATAAGAAACAACAATACATAGACAATGTAAAAAAGCGTGCTAAATCAATTTTTTAAATGCACTACAACGTATAGTATAAAAAATCGTTTTAATGTTTTTTATACATTGTTACCAACTTTTAAAAAAATGAATTATGACAGAACCTAATATAGAATTACTGAACACAGATTGCTTGCTGTATATGAAGCAATGCGAGGATAAACAATTTGATTTGGCTATCGTTGACCCACCTTACGGAATTGATGCAGGGAATATGCAAATGGGTAATAATGCTAAAAAGAAATGGACTAAAAAAGATTGGGATAAAAACACACCTAATAAAGAATATTTTGATGAACTTAAAAGAATATCTAAAAATCAAATTGTTTGGGGTGGCAATTATTTTGAACTAAAACCATCTAAGTGTTGGGTTGTATGGGATAAAAACAACGGTGAAAGCGATTTTGCTGATGGTGAAATGGCTTGGACTTCTTTTAACAAGCCTATGAGGATTAGAAAACAACATTGGTGTGGAAGTGCTTCTAATTGGGAAGATACAAATGGTAAAATACACCCAACACAAAAACCGAAAGCATTATATGAATGGCTACTTATGAATTATGCCGAAAGTGGAAACAAAATAATTGACACACATTTAGGAAGTGGAAGCATTGCGTTAGCTTGTTATGACTTAAAGTTTGATTTAGTAGGACTTGAAATTGATAGCGAGTACTTTCAAAAAGCAAGCAATAGACTGAACCAATATAAAAAGCAACTGACCCTTTTTTAATTGTTGGTAACGAATTGTATATGAAAAGTTGTTCCTTAAATAAGCGTGAATGTTCGTTAACAAACATAAACCATTGTAAATAAAGACTTTAACTAATAAAAATAATGTTCCTTAACAATTTTTTATATACGTTGTTACCTGTAGTAATTGTAAAAACCGCCTGCCTGACGTTAGGAAGGCAAATAACACGAAACAATATGAAATATTTAGGAAGTAAAAATAGAATAGCAAAAGAAATATTACCATTAATGCTTAAACACAGAAACAATAAAACTTGGGTTGAGCCTTTTGTAGGTGGTTGTAATATTATAAATAAAGTAAAAGGTGATAGAATTGGTGCTGACAGCAACGAATACTTAATATCTTTATTAAAAGAGTTGCAGAAAGGTTGGAAACCTATAAAAGATGTTACTAAAGATTTATTTAATGATGTAAGAAAAAACCCAGATAAATATGAAAAACACATAGTAGCTTATATAGAAATACTTTTTACTTTTGGTGCTACTTGGGGAAGAGGTTTTGTTGGCAATGTAAATGATAAAGTTTGTAAAGGCAGGGATAGAATTGGCGAGGGATATAGAAACGCTTTAAAGACACAAAAAGAAATAAAAGGTATTAAATTTATTCATAGTAATTACCAAGATTTAGAAATACCTGAAAACAGTTTAATTTATTGCGACCCACCTTACGAAAACACAACTGGTTACAAAGACGATTTTAACCATTTAGATTTTTGGCAATGGTGTAGAAATAAAGCAAAAGAAGGACATAAAGTATTTATTTCTGAGTATAATGCTCCAGGAGATTTTAAGTGTATTTGGGAAAAAGAATTAAAAACACCTATATCTAAAAATTCTAAAGTAAATAAAATAAATTCCGAAAAACTTTTCATGTATGAGTGAGTGGCGGTTTTTACAATTATTGCAGGTAACGCATTGTGTATGGTGCGTATGCCGATAGGCTATGCAATATACACGTTGTTAGTAACTGTTATTTTTTTAGAGCGTTGGCAAAATTAATTTGAAAAATTAAAATATATGATACAAATAATAAACAAAGATTTTAGAGATTGTGAAATACCAAAAGGTTTGACTATTACAGACCCACCGTATAATCAAGGTTACGCATATAACCAATACAAGGATAGAATGAATGAAGAAGATTATATTGAACTTCTTTCTAAAATACCTACTCCTTGCGTGATTATACATTACCCTGAAGAAACTATTAACTTGCTACCTAAAGCGATTAAAGAAAAATGTGAGCAAGTTGTGTGTTGGGTTTATAATAGCAATACAGGAAAGCAAAGCAGAATTATAAGTTGGTGGGGTTGTAAGCCTGATTTTAGAAAAGTAAGACAACCTTATAAAAACCTAAAAGACAAACGAATTATAAAACGAATTGCAGAAGGAAAAACAGGTGCAAAACTTTATGATTGGTGGAATGTAAACCAAGTTAAGAATGTAAGCAAGGAAAAAACAGAACACCCTTGCCAAATACCCGAAGAAATAATTAACAAGATTATTAGAACAACTGCAAATGAAGGCGATTTAATTATTGACCCTTTTGGCGGAAGTGGAACAACTGGAAAGGTTGCAGAAGATTTAGGGTTTGATTCTATAATGTACGATATAGATGCGAAATATTGTGAGATTATGAGTGAGCGTACAGGTTTGGTGGCAAAAAAATAATTGTTTATAACGGTTTGTATAAGGTGCGTTTTAATGCACTTTACACGTTGTTACCTGCTTTACGGAATTAAAAGAATAAAATATGAAGATAAACGAAATATATTTAGGGGATTGTTTAGAGTTAATGCCTAAACACGTAGAAGATAAAAGTATTGATATGATTTTTTGCGATTTGCCTTATGGAACCACTCGTAATAAATGGGATAGTGTTATCGATTTGGATAGGTTGTGGAGCGAATATGAAAGGGTAATTAAAGATAATGGTGCAATATTGTTGTTTGCTCAAACGCCATTTGATAAGGTGCTTGGTGCAAGTAATTTGAAGTTACTTAAATACGAGTGGATTTGGGAAAAAGACAGAGCAAGCGGACACCTAAACGCAAAAAAAATGCCAATGAAAGCCCACGAAAATATCTTGGTATTTTATAAGAAGCTACCAACCTACAATCCACAAAAAACAACAGGACACAAACCAAGTAATACAAGTGGGCGAAGATTAAAAGAAACTACAAATTACGGGAAGTTTGAGCAGATAATAAGCGGAGGGCAAACAACACGATACCCAAGAAGTGTGCAAAAGGTAAATGTGGTAAATAGCCAACACGGAATAATTCACCCAACACAAAAGCCATTAGAATTAATTGAGTATTTAATAAAAACTTACAGTAATGAAGGAGATTTAATACTTGATAATACTTGTGGTAGCGGAACTACTGGACTTGGGGCAAAAAATCTAAACCGAAATTATATAATGATAGAGCAAGACCCTAAATACTATGACGTCGCCTGTAAAAGAGTAGATATTTGTTAAATAGTAAACATTTATTTACTTTTTTCTTGTTTAAGTCAAAAAGCTTTGTATATTTGCATCAGGAATAACAATTAAAACAAAAATATTATGACGGAATTAGAATTATTAAACAAGCAAAATGAAGTGTTATCTTTAGAGGAATCTAAATTATTACTACAAATTAAAGATAGGGATTTATTTAACAAGCTAAACAGTCTTATGTGTAATTTAAAAACTAACTCTTTTTGCAGAGGTTTAGAAGTAGGAAAAGAAATTTATAACATATAAAACTAAACAAAATGATATTACCAGAAAACTTTACAATTAAGCAAACGCAGTTATTAAAAGAATTATTTAATCAAGGCTACAAAATAAAAAAGTACAACGGAACTAACTTAATGGTAGTTAGCAAAGGAATCACAGAGGTAACAATAATAAACTAATAAAACTATAAACTAATAAATTATGAAAACACATTATAGAAAAGTATTTAAAAGCGATCATTTAGGAGTAGCAGATTTAGAAGAGTTTTTAGAAGAAGGGAAATCTTTAAGTTTTACCATTAGAGAAGTAAAGCAGGAAATAGGTACTGTTGTGGCAGGTCGCAAAGGGGATTATAATATTGCTTACTTTTACGAAAATATTAAACCGTTAGTGCTGAATTCTACTAATTCGAAAACTGTAAGCAGATTCAATAAGGGTAGTTCTTTTGTTGAGGATTGGAATGACACAAGAGTTGAACTTACAATTGACAGGAATGTAAGAATGAAAGGAGCTGTTGTTGGTGGTGTTCGTATTAGTCCTTTACAACCTAAAGAAAAGGTTAAACCAAGTTTTACAGAAGCGCAGTTTGAGAAGGCTAAAGCTGCTAAAGCGACAATTGAGCAAATTAAAAAAGCTTATTCAATCACTAAAGCTATTGAGAAAAAATATTTAGATTATGGAGCAGAGAAGTAAAGAGTGGTTTAAAATTAGAGAAGGGAGGTTTACAGCTTCTGAGATTCATAGACTACTCGGAAAAGGTGGTTTGGCTCGAACTAAGCAAAGTATCAATTCTTTTGCGTTTGAGAAAGCTGTTGAAACTTTGTATGGGAGAGAGGATATTGAGTTAAAAAGTGCTGACATAGATAGGGGTGTTACACTTGAACCTTTAGCTTTTAATCTATTTAAAGAGTTAAAAGAAGCTGATTTTTTAGAAACTATTGAAACAGGATTCCATACCTTTGGAGAAGATGCGGGTGCCTCTCCTGATGGTTTGGTATCTGACAACTCTAACTTGGAGATAAAATGTCCAAGGCGTAACAAGTTTTTTAAGATAGTAGCGGAGGGTTTGCCCGCTATTGATCCGAAATATTACGCTCAAATGCAAATGCAGATGCTGGCAACTAAAACAGAGAAGAGCTACTTTGTTAACTACCACTTAGAGAGGGGTGAAGAATTGCATCATATAATTGAAGTACCAAGAGATGAGAAGATGATTGCTTTGATTGAGAAGAGAGTTGCAGAAGCTTCTGAGATAAAAAGGGAATTTATTGAACAAATTAAAAAAAACGCACAATTTTGAAAGATACAATAGTGGCAGAGGTTCGAACGGATTTAAGACTAAGAAGCGAAGTAGGTATTGAAAAGTACAACACTACTCTTGATAGGACAGATATAAATCTAAAAGGTTGGTTACAACACGCATACGAAGAAACCTTAGATAAGGCACTTTACTTAAAAAGAGCAATAAGGGAGTTGGAAAAGGAATATTAATATTTACAAGCAAAATGAATCTAACAAACAAACAAAAATACTTATCACAGGAGTTGATTCAAAAATGCTTTGCAGCATCCAAACATAACAGGGTAAACAAGCAGCAAACGGGTAACGGTTTCTCTTATGGGTTCCTTACGCTTCCCGTAAAAATTGGAATGGTTAATGTTATGATTGCACCTAATAAGGCGGTTGTGATGGATAAACAAGAAGCTTACAATAAAGGGGAACTTGGTACAGATAATCGTATCAAGTTTTTTTACAAGGAGTCACAAGATTCTGACTTTAGTGATGCTGATATCCTTATGTTTGTTGCTGATAGTTTTCTACTGAGAAAGGATGCTGTAAAAAATATATCTCATAAAGTTGATAAAGTACTGCATGATGAATGCCACTCGACTGAAATTCAGTCCTTGTTCAGATACAGATTAATCGATTTCTATTCCAAGTTAGAATCTATTTTTTATGGTAAAGCTGCAATAGTAAGTGTTACCGCAAGCCCTAATCTATATTCTAAGGTAGATATCCATATCACTAACGAACTTTTGCCGAGCCAAACAATACATTTATCTAAAAACAGATTTAGTGCCTTAAATCGCATTAAAAAGGATATTCAAGAAGGTAGGAGTGTAGTGGTCGCTACTAACAACAAAACGGTAATTTATAAGCTAAAAAACAAATCCCACGTATTAGAAGCAAATTTTATAGTGGGTAACGGGTTGATGAGCAGTTTGGTAGAACTTATGGAGGTTAAACATAATCCCGAGTCTAAGCTTACAATAATATCCTCAAGAGCGTTTGAAGGTTATGATATTAATTACACAGATGCATCACTATATTTTTTTGAAGATAGGGCATCACCTAATGGTTATGAAACTTTTTACATCTCTAATTTGTACCAAGCAATCAGTAGAACAAGAAGAGGAGCGGCTTACATTGAATATTGCCGAGCCGACTTAGCTAATGTTAGAAGTTCTTTTAGGGACATTGACAAAGAGGTTAATAGATTTATTGAAAGAGATGATTACAGTATTCATCAGAAACAATCTAAAGGTGCGGATGGTAAATTTTATAAACTTCATCCCTACGTTATTTTTACACAAAACACAAGAGAGGGCTCGGATGATTACGGAAGTTTTTCAGTCAAACGAAATGAAGTTGCAATAAGCTTATATAAGGAACAATTAGAGTATGACAAACCATTTCCATCAGAAAAGTTTAAAAGCTTCTTAGAGAATCGCAAATTAACTATTAAGGATTTGAACGAGCAACAATCATTGCTTCCTGTAAGTAAATTACAAGATGAATTTAAGGAATCTATGTTGTTGAAAAATGGGGTTTTGATTAGTAGGTTAGACTTGTTTGGTAAGGATTACACTTTAAGAGTTGAAGAGAAAGCTAAAGACGAATATTATTTAAGGGACTTTAACACGTACCTAAGAAGGAAAAACTACAACGGACAAAGAAGTTTGACCTTAAGGGAGCGTGAGGGTATGGATTTACTAACGGACGAAAAGAGGTTTAATAAGCTACTTAAAGGACTTGTTAAAGCATACAACGAAAGAAGTATTGCTAAGTACGGAAAGATTGATTCCAAGCCTTATAGGGAGGTTTTTAAAGTTAAATCAATAAAAGTTTTGTATAATTTAATACAGATGTTTGTAAATGAAGATATTGTCGTTCCTCCTAATTGGGTTGTTAATAGAAACTACAACCTGCTGACTCAAATCGGAGTTGATGAACTTAAATTGGTTGCAGAACATTTTAGCGTAAGTGTTACGGAGGTTGATATTGAAGCAGCATTTATTAGAATCATATATTCTTTATGTGGTTTTGATTTACCTGCTGATATTTATGGAGTCAATAAAGTTAATAAGTTAAAGATTAATAAGTTTTTGAATAACTTTTTTTATAATGAAAAGAAAGCGACACCTAAGAAGATTCAAAAAGCAAGGGCAAGAGATAGGTTTTTATTCTTTGGTTTTAATGAAGTTGTTGTTGATTATTTGATTAATAACTTTTTTGAATCAGATTATCGAGGTAACCTGTTTAACTTCTTGACTTTTTATGAAAAACAGTTAATCTCTAAGTTAAAGTTGGAAGCTTACGATTCTTGGGAGCATGAAGGAGTTGTCCGAAGGCACGATAGTATTTTAATATTTAACAGCGGTACAAATTTAGTTCACTTAAATCATTTAGATTTTTTAGGTAAAAAAGGTTGGTTTAAGATTGAAGGAGCGTCTTTAGAGGTGCAAGCAGGTCTAAGTAATGACTTACATAAATGGAGTCAAGAAGGTTAAGTATATGTATACTGAAAAGGTTACATATTTCTTCCCAAATTTTTTTTGGGCACGTTTTTGTAACCTCTTTTCTTAGGAACGGCGGTACTTGTAGAGGGGGTGCTTCATATATATATATAAGAGGGCTACTTGTTATTTCTTTAAGTGATAAAAATTATAGAATATTTTTAATAAAAAAAACAAATAAATCTTTACTTGTTATAAAATAAATAGTATATTGCATCATCTAAACAGATTAACCGAATGAGTGACTTCTTAACTATCTTGGCAAAAGAGAATAAAATGTGGATTGCTCACGCATTAAGTTTAGGTGCTACTTTAAGCAATGCGGATGATATTATACAAAATACATATGTAAAGCTACACAAGTATGCTACTTTTGACAAGATAATAGTCAACAATAAAATCAACTATGGGTATGTGTATCTTACTATCCGAAGTGAAGTAGCTAATTACTATAACAAAGAATCTAAGTTTAACAGATATACGGAAACTGAAACAGAAATTGAACAAGACTTAGATAGTATAGTTTTTCTCAATAAGCAACATAATTTGCATTTAAAAATTGAGGAAGTCTTGGATGGGCTTGAGTGGTATGATGCGGAAGTGTTTAGACTTTACAGAGATAGCGGTCTGAGTTTTCGTACGATGGCTAAACAGATCGATATAAGCCACGTATCACTACATGGAACTGTATCTAAAGTTAAGGCAATTATAAAAGAAGAGTTAAAGGATTGGTTTAATAAAAATATAACAAATGACTATTAAAGATTTAGAAAGCCAAATAAGAGACTTTAAGGGCGATAAAAGGAGTAAGGAGTACAAACACCTTAAAGAAAGTTTAAAAGCTCTTAAAAGCTCTAAAAAAGGCTTAGGAGATGTTGTGGAGGGTATTACTAAAGCAACAGGAATAAAGAAAGCTGTCGAGGTTATATCGGAAGCATTAGATATTGACTGTGGATGTGATGAGCGTAAAGATAAGTTGAATAATCTATTTAAGAAGAAAGTAGCAGAATGTATAACGCATGATGAGTATCTTTACTTGCATGATTATTTTAACTCAAACACTTCAAGAGTTACATCAAATCAGCAAAAAGAAATGTTAGCTATATACAATAGAGTTTTCAACAGAAATAAACAATTAACATCTTGTTCAACTTGTTTTAAAAGTGTTATAGGTGACTTAACTAAACTATATAAAAACTATTAATGGATATCAAACCAATTCATCAACTAAGCAAACATAAGTTTAATTTAATTAATAGAGCAGCAGGAAGGCGTTTGACTGTTCGTAGTGTAGGTAGAGTATCAGAGCACGTTAAGCAGTATTTTAAAACAGCTATAAAACCAAACTATGAGGGGTTTGGGATATATATATACGAGCGTCTTGGAGAGGCTAAGTTGTATAAAATATTAGAAGGAATTGTTGAGGATTTCGGAGTTGATATTGAAGATGTAAGAAAATATATTTATAAGCGAATTGTGTTGGATACTTTTTTTGGCGCCTTAGCCGAGGATAATATTAAAAAACTTTTAGCTGATAAATATGATTTGCATTTAGATTATACAGATGAAGATACGGATGTTAGTTTTTCAGTTGACCTGTTTAATGATTACACGGCTATTCAGGTTAAACCGCACACGTATTTGTCTAAAAATCCATACAATGTAGGTTTGCAACAATCTAAGGTATCGAACGCAAAGAAGCACGAAAAGTATAAGCAAAAAACAGGAGTTACTCCTTACTATTTGTACTATGATAAAGATACCCACGAATTAATAAAAGAATCAGTTGAATTGTTAACAACTAAATATGGTAAATCAGTTTGATATTAGGTCTGAAGTTTCGTATATTGCAGCGTTGGAATTGTTTATGGAGGAGGAGAAATTATATATTGAAGAGTTGGAAGAGGAGTTTCTTATGTTTGAGGAGTACGAAGCAATCCACGGATTAAAAAGAGCAATACAATTTGCAGAAGGTTGTGAATATAGTATTGAAGTTTTGAAAAGTGAGGTTTGCAAATCAGAAGAGAAGTTGAAAAGTATGATTGATTAGTTTTTTTTGTTTTATATTGTTTGTTTAAAGCTCCTGTTAACTTAATGGGGGCTTTTTTGTTTATAATATAAAGTAATTGATAATAATTTTAAACAATTTGTAATATGGCAAAATTAAAAAAAGACGGAACGATTGACAGGCGTTCCTTAAATAGAGGAGCTAAGGGAGTAAGCGGTCGTAAAAGTAAAGCAGAGGAACAGAATTTAATAGAGAAGTTGACACCACTTGAGCCGCTTGCATTGGCTAAACTAAAGGAATCAATGGAGGACGGAGAATCTTGGGCTATTAAGATGTTTTTTGAATACTTCAATGGTAAGCCAATGGTAAATGTAAGACAAGAGACAACAATAACTGAGCAACCATTATTTAATTTAGATGAGTAGTTTTTTAGTAACATCGGCAATAAGAAAATTATACAGATTAACTGCAAGAAAAAAAGTTGTTCAAGGTGGAACATCAGCGGGTAAAACGTTTGGTATACTGCCTATCCTTATTGATAAAGCTATAAAAACACCACTTCTTGAAATTAGTGTAGTATCCGAAAGCGTACCGCATCTTAGGAGAGGAGCATTAAAAGACTTTATTAAAATAATGATAATGACGAAAAGGTTTAGAGATGTGCAGTATAATAAATCCACAATGAAATATACCTTTTCAAATGGCAGTTTTATAGAGTTCTTTAGTGTTGATCAACCAGATAAGTTAAGAGGTGCCAGACGTAACATCTTATATATAAATGAAGCAAACAATATAGCGTTTGAATCTTACAATCAATTAGCTATTAGAACAAGTGGCGAGATATGGATTGATTTTAACCCGACTGCTGAATTTTGGGCGCATACAGAGGTGCTTGAGGAGGAAGATAGCGAGTTCTTAACATTGACTTACGTTGATAACGAAGCATTACCCGACACAATTGTTGCGGATATTGAATCAGCAAGGGATAAAGCAAAGAAATCTACATATTGGGCAAATTGGTGGAAAGTGTACGGACTCGGTCAGATAGGTTCACTTGAAGGTGTATGCATCCCTGATTGGACACCTATTAATGAGTTACCAGATGAAGCAAGGTTGATTTCAATAGGTTTGGATTGGGGGTTTGCTAATGATTTTACTACTATTATTGGATTATACAAATATAATGATGAGTATATTTTTGACGAAATGCTTTACAAAAAAGGAATACTTAACAAGCAGATATCACAAGAGATTGATAGCTTAGGTATTAAAGACTTGATTTATTGTGATAGTGCAGAACCAAAAAGTATTGCCGAATTAAAATCATTAGGGCATAGCGTAACAGGTGTGAAAAAAGGGAAGGACAGTATTGTGTATGGAATTAATCTAATTAATCAAAACAAGATTAGGGTAACGGCAAGTAGTTTAAACTTGATAGCTGAATTAAATAAGTACACTTGGGCTACAGCAAAAGATGGAACAAAGCTAAACAAACCTATTGACAAATATAATGATTGTATTGATGCTGCAAGATATGCCTTAGTAAGTGTATTAGAGAATCCAAATAAAGGGAAGTATGCTGTTTACTATTAATAACAATAACGACAAATTAAGGTTTATAAATTAAAATATATGAGTGTAAAAATATCAATACCGACTTCATTAAATGACTTAACGTTGGGTCAATATCAGAATTATTTGAGGGTAGAGAATCCAACTAATGAAGATATGTTAGAATGTTTCTTAGGACTCAATAAAGATAGTCTTTATGCAATTGCTGATAAGGATTTTGATATGCTTATAGCACACTTAAATGATATATTTGATGCAGACCATAACACTTTCTTGACTAAGTTTGAATTGGATGGAGTTAAGTACGGAGCAATCCCTAATTTTGATGATATTACTTATGGGGAAAATAAAGATATAACTTACTTCATAAATGATTGGGAGCAGATGCACAATGCAATGACTGTAATATATAGACCAATTGAGCAGGAAGTGTTAGGCAAATACAGGATTGAAGAGTATACAAATTTAGATAGAGCAGAGCAAATGAAACAAATGCCTTTAGGGATTGCATTTAGTTGCTTAGTTTTTTTTTGCAATTTAACCAAGGAATTACTGAAATGTATCCCGAATTATTTGGCGGAGGAGATGGAGAAGGAGATGGGCTTAGTAGCTCAAGCCAATTCACAAGTAAATGGAATAGTCATCAAGAACTTGTTGCGCTCTCTAACGGAGACGTCCTTAGATTTGCAGAGGTTGGTAGATTACCCTTACATCAATGCCTAAACCATTTAGCGTATTTAAGTGATAAAGCAAAGTATGATAGTCAAATGATAAAAGAAAAAATTAAATAGCATGAGTTTTTTAAAGGTGGTTGAAACAATAAAGGAAGAACTTGATAGTTCACCTTTCATAAATGAAGTAAGTTATGGTAGTTTATTTGAGTTAGATTTAGATAAGCAAACTATATTTCCATTAGCACACGTATCGATTGATAACGTAATACACAATTATGAAACGCAGATTTATAGTGTTAATTTGTTAGTGATGGATATTGTAGATATCAGTAAAGAATCTAATATAGATAATATTTATGGCAATGATAATACTATGTACATATGGAATACATTGTTACCTGTAATAACTAACGTATTAAAGAGATTTCAAGATAACACTTATGACTTCCAATTAGGAGGTACACCAAATATTGAACCGTTTAAAGATAGGTTTGATAATTTATTAGCGGGATGGAGTGTGCAGTTTAATGTTGAAGTAGCTAACGAGATATGTTAAAGAACTTAGAAGAAGCTCTTCGGAAGGAAGCTAAGAACGTTGTTAAACAATCAAGGTCAAACCTTACGCGGAACGATAAGAATGTTTCTAACAAGTTGTATGACGGTTTAGATTACACAATTGACTCAACTTATGATGGTGCGGGTATAACATTTAAGATGCCCGAATATGGAAAGTTTCAAGATGAGGGAGTTAGCGGCGTATTTAAAAAGTACCAAACACCATACAGTTTTAAAGCTAATAAATTTATTAACACGAGTTGGGTAAAGGATTGGGCAAAGAAGAGAGGTATCAGATTAAGAGATTCTAAAGGTCGATTTAAAAAAGGAGGTGTTAAAACATTATCTTATTTAATTGGTCGAAAAGTTTGGCAGAATGGGATAAAACCCTCTCTTTTTTTTACAAAACCTTATGAGAGGTTGGTGGTAAAGTTAGATGATGTTATATTAGATGCATTAATAAAAGATATTGAAGATAAAAATTTAAACGAATAAATATGATTAATACAAGAAGTCCTTTTTTTATAAATGTAGATGAGGTAAATTTAACAAGTAGTAGGTTGAATTTATACATATACACAGGAACAAAGATAACTGACAGAGGCAATATAACATACCAATTAAATAGTACGGCGGTATCTAATAAAATAAGTTTTGAAATATCAGAGCTTATTGATGATTTTATTAATGTTGAGTTTGATGGTAACTATAAAGGAGAAGTTGTTTGGGTAGATTATCAGATACAAAACACTATTAATGGGGTTGAGGGTAGTTTTGGAAGTATTGTTTCTAATAGTGCTGTTGGCGGTTATAATACATTTGAAGAGGGTGGCAACATTAATGAGAATGGATTAATGATTACAAACGACTTGATAATTAAATATGATGATAATGCTTTGGTGTTACCTGTTAATGTGAACGTAGCTAAGAATATTACAATGCTTTATGACGGTAGCCAAGTAAGTTCTGAAGCATTATCGACAACAAGTGAATCAGATGAGGTAATTCAATATGTTAGTAACACGGGTTTAGATATTACATCTTATATCGATTATGTAGAGGAACAAGGCGGGATGTTCGAAGATAATCAATGTATTAAGAATTTTATAGCTGATTACCCGACTATGCCTGTTGATAGAGTTATCATTGAGGATATTGATGGTAGTATAAGAGTAGTTAAGGTAAGAGATATTGGCGAATGTTTATACGATGTAAAGAAATTAACATTTGTAAATAAGCACGGAGTGTTGCAGGACTTTTGGTGTTTTAAAGCTACTCAAACAAGTATCAGAGTAACTGAGGAAAAGTTCAATGCTAATATAATTAATAACGGAACTTATAACACTTGCAAGCATCAAACAAGTATTTTGAATAAGACTGCACAAAAGAGTTTAATATTAACAACAGGATTTGTTGACGAGAGATACAACGAAGTTATTGAGGAATTATTAATGAGTAAGCAAGTTTGGATCACAGAAGGTACGAGGGTTATGCCCGTATTAATTGCTAACAGTAGTTTTAACTTTAAGACTAAATTAGATGACAAGTTAATCAATTACAGATTCAATATCAACTATGCGCACGAATTATTAAACAATGTTAGATAAATGAAGTTAGATTTATATATAGAAGGCAAGAAGGCGGTTATATCCGACCAAGATTCTGTAATATTAGTATCTTCAATACAAGAAGCTAAGGATATAGGGAAGGTATTTACAGATTTCAGTAGGCAATTCACGCTTCCTGCAAATAAAATTAATAATCAACTGTTTAATCACTTTTATAGAACAGATGTTGCTAACGGTTTTGACACACGGTTCAAGGTAGATGCGGAAATCAAACTGAACGGAGCAACATTTAGGAAAGGAAAGTTAAGGTTAAACGGTGTTAATATGAAGAACAACAAACCCGTTTCTTATAAGTCTATTTTTTTTGGCGAAACTATCGTGTTAAAAGATATATTAAAAGAAGATAAATTAAATGAGTTAAACTTTGAAGAATACGATATGCCTTATTCACCAAGTGATGTGAAGGTAGGGTTAACTAATGGTTATAATTTAGCAGATGGGCAAGTGTTAACTAACTTCAATCCAAACACGGCAGGAGATTTAATATATCCTTTAATTAGTATAGACAAAGATTATTTTTATAGTTCTGACGATGGTATTGATACACTTGATTCTAACAGGATTAATATGTATAAGAGTAATTTAAACTATGATAAGAACTACGGAATTAAATATACGAGCTTAAAGCCTGCACTTAAAGTAAGAAGGATTATTGATAAGATACAATTAAAATATGGATTAGAATTTAGTGATGATTTCTTTAACTTTGGTAATAAATCTTACAGTGAATTATTTATATGGTTACATAGAGAGAAGAGTCCTCTTAATCAATTATTAGAATCAGCAGTAACAACCGTTACATTAGGAGATTTTATATTAGATAGTGGTGAAGAGATAAGGAATCCAAACAATCTTAACGAGATATTACCGTCAGTAAAAGCTATAAGGTTCGATGTATTCCCCGAATTTGATACAGATTTATATAACGTGTCTGTGGTGGATGCTGATGATGGTAGAGTATTAAAGGCAGTTAATGGTTTAAAAGGTGATTATTCATTATTATTAGCTAAGTCTGAAATTGATGGTGCTACCAATGTAGTTTTAAAGGTTGAATCCGAAACGGTTGCCTACTTTACAACAGCGTTTGCTGCTACAAATTCCCAAGATTTCGTGTCTTTTTATCAACTTAGAGGTTTTAATGTTGATTTAAGATTAGATATTGGGACTCAAATGCCTAACATTAAGGTTATAGACTTTTTAACAGGGATATTCAAGCTGTTTAACTTAACTGCTTATTATAACGAAGAAGGTGTTATAGTGGTTAAAACATTAACCGACTTCTATAATGATGGAGGGGAGTATGATATAACGCAATATATTGATACTTCATCTCATCAAGTGGATAAGGCAGCTATTTATAGTGAGCTTACATTAGGTTTTAAAGATGGAAAAACTTTTTTAACAAAGAAAAGGAGTGAGATAGTGAACGAGGAATATGGTAATTTAGTGTTTGATAGTAACGATACTTTACCTTATGATGGTACTAAGTTCAAGTTGGAAGTACCTTTTGAGAAGATGTTATTCACAAGGCTTACAGATGACGTTAATACTGATTTAACTGATATGGGGACAGGTTGGTTTGTTGATGAAAAAAAAGAACCTACACTTGGCGCACCTTTATTATTTTACGCAATTAAACAGGATGCTTCTGAGAATGTAAGGTTTGATGATGGACTTGCTCTAAATGATGTACCAACCTACATAAGACCTTCTAATTCAATTAAAGGCGGTGATTATACGTTAAACTTTGGTGCAGAGATTGACGAGTACGAATTGGTAACAAATTACAATAGTTTATTTAATAAGTATTATCAGGATTATATTGAATCACTATATGATATAAGGACAAGGAAATTAAGTTTTACCGCTTACTTGCCATATAAAATACTGTTAAACTATAAGCTTAACGATTTATTTATAATTGGTAATGTAAAATATAGGATTGAAAAGATTGAGAGTGATTTAAAAACAGGTAAGAGCTTGTTAACGCTGATTAGCAACTTTGACAACTTTAATTAATATAACGCAATAGCAAAATTAATGTTTATAAAGTAAATAATATGTTTAAATTATTAAGGCAATATGACTACTTTGGCAAGTCAGAAATAATCGAAATAGCTAAGGGTAAGAATGAACTTCCCTTAACTATTTCTAAGGGTATTGAACAAATAAGAAGAATTAGAAAAATGAAATCTAAATGAAAGATATAGAGGTTAAAATTAAGGTTAATACTGGAGGTGCTGAGAAGAGTATTGAGGATTTAACTAAAGATGTTCAAGATTTAAAAAAGGAAACTAAAGAGGTCGGCGACAAGGGTTCGAAAGATGTTGATAAATTAGGTACTGCATCAAAGAAATCAAGCGGACTTGTTAACACTTTAAAGAATGGTTTTAAAGGTTTAGGAACAGCGATAAAAGCAACAGGTATTGGACTTATTGTTGCAGGTGTTGCATCACTAACAGTTGCAGCTTCTAAGAATCAAAAAGTAATGAATGCCGTTAGCAAGGTGTTTAATACTATTTCAATAGTCACAAGCGATATTGTTACAGCTTTAATAAATACAGTTGAAAATGTAAACAAAGCAACAGGAGGGTTTGAAAAGTTAGGAGCAGTACTTGGCGGTGCAATTACTATTGGTTTGAATACGGTTCAAAATGGTTTTTTAGCAATTAAGGCAGTTGTTTTAGGTGCACAATTAGCTTGGGAACAATCTTTTTTAGGTGGTAATGACCAAGCAAAAATACTTGAATTACAAACAAGTTTAACTGAGGTTGGTAAAACTATTAAGGATAACATTACAGCTAATATTGAAGCGGGTAAAACTATTGTTGCAAACGTTGGTGGGGCTATTAATGAGATTGTAGCTATTGGTACAACAGCAGCAGAGGAGTTGTCTAAAGTTGATTTAGAAAGCGCAAGAGTTAGAGCTGAGCAAATGGTTACTCTTAAAAATAATGCACAATTGGCAGCAGCTGAACAAGGTAAGTTGGCAGCTAAGTATGAGCAAGAAGCGGAGATACAAAGACAAATAAGAGATAACACGACACTTTCGTTTAAAGAGCGGAGTGCTGCATCAAAGAAGTTAGAAAAGATACTTGCTAAACAAGAAAAAGCATTAATTGCGCAGGCAGATGCACAGGTTGCTTATGCAGAGTCACAGGTAGGCGTAAATGATAACATTGAAAATCAAGTAGCCTTAACCGAAGCATTAACCAATAGGCAAAGTGTATTAAGTGATATTACGGGTAAATTGTCAGAGCAAAAAACAAGTGATGTAGGAGTCACTAAAGAACAAACAGACGCTTACAATGCTCAAGCGGAATCTATTAATAAAACTTTAATTGAAAGCAAGAGGTTTAATGCGGAACAATTAACGGACAAGATAGCAAGTTTAGAAGCTTTAAAGGTAGTTCAAGATGAAGAGCAAGCAATTGAGGAAGCAAGGTTACAAAGGATAATTGACAATGCTAATGCGGGTACTGAAGCTAAGATACAAGCTGAGATTGCTTTACGGGATAAGCGAGAAGAGTTTAGGCAAGCGGATATTCAGTTAGAGGAGCAAACTAAAGAGGAGAAGCTAAATAAAGCGTTGTTAGATACTGAAAAAGAAGAGGAGGACTTCTTATTAGAGAGAGAGAGATTAGCTGAGAGAAGGCGTATCTTAAACGAAGATGAAACATTAAGCTCTCGAGAGAAAGCGGATAAGTTAAGGGAGGTCAGTGAAGCTGAGTTGGCTTTAGACCAAAAGAAGTTTGAGAATAAAGTTGCGATTACAAACGGTATAATCGGGTTATTTGGAGCAGAAAGTGCAGCGGGTAAGGCAGCGTTAATTGCTAAACAAATATTACAGGCTAAGGAGCTGATAATGGATATTAAACAGTTATCTTTTAAGTCTACTAAAGCAGTAGCAGAAGCTTCATTAGCGAATGCAACAGGTGCAGCTAAAACAGCAGCAGTAGGGTTTCCACAAAACATACCATTAATTATTGGGTATGCAGCACAAGCAGTTGGAATCTTTAGTGCAATTAAAGGAGCAGTTAGTAAGACTAAATCATTAGGAGCTAATGTAACAGGTACATCGGGATTAAATGGTGCCTCATCATCACCTCAACCTGTTCAAGCAAGAGAAAGTAGTTTTAATATAGTTGGTCAAAGTGAAACTAATCAATTGGCAGATGTATTGGGTAGAAGAGAAGATACAACTGTAAAAGCGTTTGTTGTTAGCTCAGAGCTTGAAGCGGTTGCAAGCAGGAATAAGGAAGTGGAAGCAGAATCATCTCTTGGTTAACTAAAATAGATTAATAGTGTTTATAAAATAAATAAGATGGATAAAGATTTAGAAATAATTGAATTAGAATTAGATGAAGCAAATGGTGGTATTAATACTATTGCCTTTGTGGAGTTTCCTGCTATGGAATCAAATTTTGTTGCGTTCAATGAGCATAAGGTGGAATTTAAAACCATTGATGAAGATAAGAGAATCGTTGTTGGTGTTGCGTTAATACCGAACAAGAAGATTTTTCGAAAAAATAAAGGTGGTGAGTATTATGTCACTATGTCCGAAGATACGGTTCGCAATGTATCGCAATTGTATCTAAAAAATCAAAATCAACACAGCGTTAACTTAGAACACGATAATCACAAGAGAGTGAAAGACTGTTACATTGTTGAGTCTTGGATTGTTGATAACCCTGAATTAGACAAGTCGGTGGCTTTTGGTTTAGAAGCTCCGAAAGGTAGTTGGGTAATTAGCTACAAAATTGAGAATGAACAAGTGTGGAGCGAAGTTAAAAACGGAACTTATTTAGGTTTTAGTATTGAAGGATTTTTAAAACCAAAATTAAACGAAGATGAACAAGATAACACCGACAAGCTACTAAATGAAATAATTGAAATCCTAAAAAAATAAGATATGGCAAGGTTCACAAAAGACACGTCGTATCACGTAAGAGTTGATAAAATTAATGACGATAATCATGATTTAATTAACGTAGAAAACGGTGCGATGCATTATGTTAACGATGGAATTAATAAGGGTTTATGGTACGCAGAGGACAACGTATGGAAGCGTATTAAATTAGGGGATTCAAGTGATAGTGTAGATAATTTAGGATGGGAGTCTTGGGGAGATAACTTTTATACAGAACAAAATCCTTTAATAATTACAAAAGATACAACCGCTATATTAACTAATAACGGTAATATAATTGTAAACAACCACACACCTAAGAATAGCACAGGACTTTACGATGCGGTTGGCAACAAGATAACACCATTAAAGGAAGGCGACTATATGATAATGAGTTTTAGGTTTTTCGCTAAAGGTTCGACAGCATTTACATACGTTGAATACTCATTAGATATTGGACAAGCTGTATTACCATTATTTCCTGATGGTTTAATATTTCCAGATACTAAAGAGTTCCCAAAAGGAGCGGGCGTTGAGCATCCATTAAATATTGTTTCAAATGGATATGCAGGTGCTGAATTTACCAACAACGGAGGTGTTCCAAAAATAACAGCAGTAGGTGGAGATGTAGAAATCTACAATATTGAATTTCAAATATCAATCGTAAATAAAGGTAAGTAAGATGAGGGTATATTATGATGAAAACAAAAATACGGTTGTAATAGATACTGTATCAAGATATTTCAGAGATGGTAATTTGGTGGCTGAGGTTTTTGGTGACGATATAGCTATAAAATATGAGGAATCAGAAACTTATGAAGTTTTTGCTAATTATCAAGACTACCAAGACGGACAAGGTGTTGATGCCGGTAGCACACCACAAGAGGTTGCTGATTATTTAAATGGAGAATTTCAAAAGGATGGTATAATTGAGGGAGAAACTAATTTTAATGGTGTTGACAATACAGTTAATGTTATTGATGATAGGTTAACGGAAGGAGATACTATTTATGTGACACCAACAGTAAATGTATTAAACGAATTTTACTTTCCGACAATTGTAGTAAATAACAGTTTTACAGTAAATAGAATTGTTATAAACGCTTTAAACGGACTAACCGTTAACTTGCCTTTTAAATGGCGTAAATTAATATAAATGAAAGCAAAGTATTGTAAGAAAACAAAGAAGTATTCAAAAAAATGTAATGACTGTAAGGGTAAATGTGAGGGGGTCGGTAATTTAACAAGTACAAATACAACTGATTTAAGCAACCCTAATAGTGAAGATGTGTTAACGCAAGTTAATGACGTTAAAAGCTCTCAAACGTCAGTAAATTACGTTAATACGAATAACGGTAGAACTATTTAATGCAAAAACTTAACAGTAAGCAAGTAAATAGGTTTATAATGTATAATGTCCTGCGGGAAACTAAATTAATTAATATATGAAATCAACAAGTAAAATTGACGCTATCAAAAAGCTGTTAGGTATGGAGGTTGCATTTGCTAAACAAAAATTAGAAGATGGAACACAAATCGAAGCGGAAGCATTTGAAGCGGATAATGAAGTATTTATTGTTTCAGAGGAAGGCGAAAAAGTAGCTCTTCCTGTTGGGGAATATAAGTACGACGGTAAAGTTTTAAGGGTAGAAAAAGAGGGGGTGATTGCTTCTGTAAGTGATGAGGTTAAAGAAGAGGAGGTAGAGGAGTCTGTCGAAGTAGAAGCGGAAGCGGATGTTAAGAGCGACACGGATGCTTTGTTGGAAATGATTGCAGAACTATCTTCAAGGATTAAAGCATTAGAGGGTAATACCGAAATGAGTGCAGAAGTTGTAGCGGAAGAGGTTAAAGCGGAATCAACAGAAGTCGAAGAGGTTAAAATGAGTGAAGAAGTACAACCTTTAACTCATAGTCCCGAAAAATTAGTAAAAAAAGAAGTGGAGAAAGTCAACTTTAAAAAAATGACAATAGCGGAAAGAGTTCAATCAATGATTAATAATAATTAAATAGAGTAAAAAAATGGCAACAACAACAAATATTACAACAACTTACGCGGGAGAGTTTGCGGGTAAATATATTAGTCCTGCATTATTAGCGGGTTCGACACTTAGCAAAGGATTAGTAAATGTAATGTCAAATGTAATCTTTAAAGAGGTTATTCAAAGAGTAGATTTAGACGATATTTTAAAGGATGCTTCGTGTGATTTCGATGCTACTTCAACTTTGACACTTACGGAGCGCATAATCGAGCCAAAAGAGTTATCTGTAAACCTATCTTTATGTAAATCGCAGTTCGTAAAATCTTGGCAAGCAATTGAAGCTAACCCTTCAGCTCATAGAGATATGCCTAAATCATTTCAAGATTATGTACTTGGATATGTAGCGGCTAAAACAGCACAAAAAATAGAAACTAATATTTGGCAAGGTGTATCTACCAACGCTGGAGAGTTTGATGGTTTTGAAACTTTAGCAAAAGCAGATGCAAATGTTATTGATGTGTTAGGTACAGCGGTAACGCCTGCAAATGTTAAAGCTGAATTACAAAAAGCAATTGATGCGGTTCCGAATAGATTGTTTGGTAAAGAGGATTTAACAATTTACGCAGCAGCTAACGTGTTTAGAGCTTACATTACAGCTTTAGGTTCTGACGGATATGTTGACAAGTACAACAACCAAATGATTGATGTATTATTTTTCAATAACACGAAAATTGTAATGGTAGATGGAATGTCGGATAACACTATGTTAGTAGCTCAAAAAGACAACTTACATTTCGGAACAGGTTTATTATCTGATACGCAAATGGCTAAGGTTTTAGATATGTCTGATTTAGATGGTTCTGATAATATCCGAATCATTATGAAAATGACAGGAGGGGTTCAATATGGTATATCAGAAGATATAGTGTTATACGCAACAGTATAGTAATAACTAAATTGAGGGGGGGTTGCGCTTAGGTGTGCTCCCTTTTTTTTAACCTAAAAAATAAAAATATGAGTTGTTTAATAAATAAAGGAAGAACGTTACCTTGTAAGAATGTAGGGGGTATCAAAAACGTTTATTTCTTTAATAATATAGAAGACTTGGTTGATGACATTACTGTTGTTGATGATGTTGTTACTTCAACAGGGGGTGCAATTACCATTTACAAATATGCAGTAAGAGGGGGTCAAGCATCCTTCGAGGAAGCCAATGAAGGTGGAGACGGTGGAGCATCATTTTGGACAGGTACGTTAAATGTTACCTTACATAAGCAAGATGCAGCATCACAGAATGTTTTAAAATTATTAGCGTATGGAAGACCGCACGCAATTATAGAAGATTATAACGGAAACTTTAGGTTGATTGGTACTGAGTTTGGAACAGAAACTACTGTATCTACTTCAACAGGTGTTAACTTGGGAGATCCTAACGCATACACCATTGTCGCTACATCAATGGAAAAGAATCCAGCATACTTTATTAATAACACTTTAATTGACAGTCCAAGTGGATTTGATATTTCAGCTAATACCGTAAATGTATAATGAGTTGTTTAATAGGAAACGGTAGAAAAATGGCTTGTAAGTCAAATTGGGGTGGAGTTAAAGAGTTTTACATCATGCAATATGTAGAAGGGCTTTTGGACTTAGCAACAATAACAAGTAATGAAATAACTGCACTATCGGCATCGCAAGATGTTTGGAAAATACAAGTAAGGGGAGCGGTTACCCTTGAAGAAGCAGCAGAAGTAAGTAGGGAAAACAACACAAGTTTTTACACTCAAACTTTTACAGCTCCTTTATATAAGCAAGACAAAGAAAGTAGAGCTTTATTTGAATCATTAGCAAAATCAAATGCACAGATTATCGTTAGAGATAACAATGGTAATTTTAGATTATTAGGTGCAGTTGATGGTATGGATGTGGCTATTTCAACAGCAACAGGGGATACACTTGGAGCTATGAATGGTTATAATTTAGTGGCAACAGGAGTGGAGGAGTTTTCTGCTCAATATATTGCATCAAGTGCTATTGGAGCGGGACAAGATTTTGATGTGCAAGCATCAAGTATTGAACCATAATTTTAATTTAATTTACTAAGAAGGCAGCTATTAACGTAGTTGCCTTTTTTTTGTTTATATAATAAATGAGATGATAATTTTAAAGCAAACGGATTTATATCAAACAATTAGCTTAGTGCCTAATGGGGAGTTGGGTTATATTGAGATTGAAGGGGATAAAAGTGATACATTGATAAGTTTAATGGTTAACGCTATTAATCAAGGTTACTATGTTAATATTGAGGTTGTAATAGACTTAATTGAAGACAGATTTTACACTTTAAAAGGTTACACAGACGACACTAAGCAAGAGTTGGTAATATATGAGAGAATCTTTTGCACC